CAAGCGTAAGAGTAGTAGCACCTGTAACATCGCCATCGTGTTCTGCATTAGTAACCTTAGCTGTGTTAGCAGTAACAGCAGAGTTATTAGCTACTTCAGTATCAAAGTCTGTAATGTTAGAAGCAGAGTGAGTATGTGAAGCAGCAGCGAAAGCTGTAGCCTCTTGACCATCTAATAAGTCAGCATCCAATCCGCTACCTGTACCATCTACTGTTTTTAAAGAAGTTAATATTTCATTAGCTGTAGGAGTACCACTAGAACCTGTAGAAGCAGCTGTGATTCTTCCTTGTTGGTCTACAGTTATATCAGCATTAGTATATGATCCAGGAGTAACAGCAGTGTGATCTAGTTTATCAGCAGTAACAGCATCATCAGCAATGTTAGCAGTATCTATTGGACCACCTGCAACACCTGTAGCTAGAGTAGTAGCAATCTCAGCGTCAACATAAGTCTTCCTAGTAGCATGGTTTCCGTCAGTAGGATCAGAGGATGGAAGTGTAAGAGCACCTGTCATAGTGTCCCCTGCCTTATCTACCTTCAAAGCATCAGCTGCAATCCTAGCACTTTCCTCTGCACTAACAGCAGCAATCCTTGCAGTTTCTTCAGCATCTACATCTGCAATTCTAGCAGTTCTTTCAGTTGCAATCTCAGTGTCTACATAGTTCTTAGTGGAAGCATCTTGTGCTGCTGTAGGATCAGCTAGGTCAACTATCTTAGCTAAGTCAGCTTCAAAGTTACCTTCGTTAGGATCATCTTCTACATCATTCTTAGTCATTACCTTCTTACCACTACCCTCTTCAATTTCTTCATTGAGGTATAGGTTATGAAGGTAAGCACGGTCTAGTTCTACTTCAGTAAGTACACTACCATTCTCAAAGTCTACAAGAGCTGTACCAGCATTACTATCTCTCTTAATTCTAAGTCTAGCACCAGTTTCAGGAGCAGTAGTAAATCTTATAAGGGTAGCAGGAGATGTTATGATAGTGTAATTTGATGATGCTACAGTATAAAACTTACCTCCTGGAGACTCTGAAGTTGAGTCATCTAACTGTACAATTACATGGGAATCGTCAAGATAAGGAAAAGGAAAATCAAAGTCTACTTGACCTGACCCAACTATGTGGTCTTTGTATGTTTGAATGGTACTCATAGTAATCTATTATTAATTTGTTTGTGATAAAGTTCAAGCACTATTGATTAGGTCCAAATTTGTCGAATGGTCCTTCCACCTTTCTACGCTTCCGCCTAATTTGGGTTGGTTCTTCTTTTACAATAAAACTTAACCAAGATTTTCCATCTGAATTAACAAAGTTTTTATACCTTGGGTTTTCTTGCATAACAGTCCAGAAATGATTTCTATATTCACTTAGTTTATCTTTTATAAGCTGACTCCTAGATTGCTCTCCCTCTAAGGGTTCTCCGTATTGTATAGCTTCTTTATACTCCTCGCTCTTTATCAATCTGTTTAGAGCTTGTCTCAGGTTTAATTCTTGGGTATCTGTTCCTATAGTTGTCTCTTTCTTTTTTCTTGATACTAAATCCGTGTAAGCTTGAAACAAAGGATAGTCGTTAGATTTATTCCTAAACTTTCTCATATCTATGCCGCCTCTAGTATAAAATGTTTGATAGTTGAACTTCTCGCTAAAGTTAGCAATCGTTTCCATTACTTTATCATCTTTAATCTCAGAAGCATAAATGGGGCTTACTAAACCGTGTAGACCTTCGTTGGTGTATTTCCTTTTTACCTTTTCACCTAACATATTACGCTCTATACGCTGCGTATCTAAACCTACTTTCATCTTTAAATGCTCAACAAAACCTATAGCCTTCTTCTGATATTCTTCATTAGCTATTGCTATTTCTTTTAATGCTCTAGGATAAAAAGTACCTGCTAAATTGGCGAAGAATGTTTCTAATCTACCTGTAGGATTCCGTTCATCCAAAAGATCAAACATCTCTTGAATACCTCTAAGAAAGTATTTATCCTTAAAGTTGGTTATAAAGGAAGACCACACAGTATTAAATAAACCTTGGTACTCTTCTGTGTCTTCATCTCCTGTCATTATTAAGTAATGTAAACCGTCAGCGTAAGCCGATACAATCGTAGAGAACGGTTCAAATTTACTGTAATCAATAACCTGATCTCCTATAAATATAGTATTAGGTCTCCAACCTGCCTCTATCATTCTCTCCCTTTGATCTGGAGTTAAGTGAGCACCTGTACCTGTTATGTTGTTATTTAGAATTGGTAAAGTAACACCAGCTGTAATCGTTAAGCCTAACATTGTATTAGCAGTCGATTCAGCTCGTACTTCTATAGTCTTTAAGATTAAGTCCTCTTTTTGTTGCAACAGAGCAGAACGGTCTGCGATTAGTTTATCCTTTATCTCTTTACTTATAGGTTTAGCGGTCAGTCCTTCTGTTAATTCAGCTATATGCTCATCTATTTTATTAATCCTAAAATCGAACTTAGTATTACCTAATCTAGTTAAAGCCCAATATGGTACAGCAGTACCAGGAAAAGTATCAACAGTCCACTGAGCAATAGCTGTAGGTGTTTTAATAAAAGCAGTCATTAACCTAGTAAATATTTTAGCAGGATTAATGTAAGGATCGTTATAAGCTGCGTTTAAGAATCCACCACCTGCTGGACCTCTAGTTCTACTCCAATTTGCAAACGACTTAGCGAGCATGGAAGTCCATTTATCAGCATAACCTTGTTGGAATGTTATAGACAATGCCATCTCTCTGATGTCCTCAAAGTCTTCGTGGTTAGCCCAAGTCAACATATCACCTTCTTTATTCAAAGCTTTATCTGCTTCTTCCTTTACAAACTTTTCTAAAGCATCACCTGTTAGACCCTGCTTCATTCCTTTCTTCATACTCTCGGCACGAAGATTACGCATAGCTCCTAAAAATAGAAACGGTTGGTCAGCTGTACCCATTGCTCTAAAGCTTATAGAAAACAAAGGGTCAAACAGTTTGCTAATCTTAGTAGTAGGTTCTCCTATAGCCATGTCTTCGAAGAATCTACGCATCCGATTTGTGCTTTCAGCTGTTTCTACACCGTATGCTTTGTAAAGTTTTGAAAGCTCTTTTTTGTTCTTAAAACTTAATTTAAGAGGGTTTTCTACCATTGATGTTAAATCATCAGCTGCACCTACCAAATCTTCTTCGTGTCTTTTTAGATTGCTAGACATAAAAGAACCTTCACCGCCTTGTTTAAATGTTTGTTTTAAAACACGCCAAGCATCACCGAAATGTGTCCAATACAAAGACATCGCTTTTATGTCTTCTAGTGCTACTTCTAGTGCTTTAATATCACGGTTCATCTTACCTAGCTTTTGCAGCTGCTTGATAGACGAATACTCTTGCAGTGCCTTTCGGAGAGGTTGTACTACATTCATTATAACAGCAGAGGGTATACCTACAGTCCAAGTTCTTACACTCATAAGTAACCCTGTATTCATCCTCCACTTCTCAAGTACTCGCATGGATAACTCTAGGTTAGCCATATCAGAAGCACCCTTACGATTCATATCGTAGTAAGCTTGTAGAAACTGTTTATTAAAAAGATTCTTAGCAGCTATCTCTTCATTCTTTATTTGATCTGTAAGCTTCTTCCTGGATTCTCTAGCTTGCTTCTTTAGTATCTTAATACCTTCTGGATCGTTTTGTATCTTCCTGCTTTCTAATTTAAGATACTCTTTGATTTCATTGATACTCTTGTTAGACATCTCATCCAACTCCTGTATCTTCTGTCTCAAAGCATATTGCTGGAATATTTCCTTAGACTTAAACCTGCCTAGTACATCATCTCTAACAGTTCCGATAGTGTTAGCTAATTCTACTCTGATAGTATTAAGTAAAACTTTACGCTCTGTACTGCTAAGGTCTTTAAGCTTCTCAGATATATCTTTGATTACATCATCAACTAACTTTCTTTCCGTACCAAACTTAACAGCGTCTCTTATCTTCTTACCTATATTATCGATTTCTTCTTTAAGTATTTTTTGTACGAATTTACTACGATTTGGCAAGCTATCTATAAATCTTTTACTATTAACACCATTCTTTAAATCTTCCAATACAGACAGTGCTTTCTCTGTAGCTGCTGGTTCTAAGTTCTTAGCTTTATTGATGTCTTTGATAATAATGTCGATAGACTCCTTGTACTTCTCTGGGTTCTTAATTATATCCTGAACATCGTCTAAAGTTTTATTGACCTTTTTAGTTATGTTCTTGTTTACTTTAACAGCATCTTTAAGCGTAGTAGTAACTCTGTTAGAAAATAATTCTAAAGAAGCTTTATTCTTAGGTGATGATACTCGCAGTGTTTTGAGTACTTGATCACTAATTCTTTTTTTGTAACGACCCCATATAGTATTTAAACTATCTTCTAATGTTAGATTAAAAGACTTGTCTAAGGCTTTAGATAAATCGCCTGTAGTACCCAACTCCTCGATAAACTCTATTTCTTTTTTAAAGTTATTTAGTATGTCAGCGTTACCTGCTTTACCTGTTTTAGCATCGTCTATCAAAGCTAACAGAGAATCTATACTATTTATCTGATTCCTAACTGCCGAGTTATATTCAAATGGATTGGTTAAATCTACTTTCTTCTTCCTGAAGCCAGCTAACAAACGACCTGCTATATTAGCTGTTCTAGCTCTTATGTCTATTAGTTTACGGTTTCTTCTTAGATCCTCTTCTATATTAACTATTTTACTTTTGATATTTGAGAACTCTTTTCCTACATCTACAGTAGAACCTGCATTGATGGCATCGTCTAGTTTAATTAAGTCAGCAGCTAAACCATTAACTTTAGGAGTCATCTGATTACTCAACTTCCTAGTCTCCCTGACCATAGCTTGTACCTGTTGAGGGAAATCTTGTTTATCTTGTATGGCTCTTTCTATTTCGTCCTCTGGGTTTAACTTAGGCTTTGGTTTCTCAACAATAGGTATCTCTCCTTCAGGTTTCTCAGTTACAACAGGTTTTTCTGCTTTGGGTTTAGTTTCAAGGGTGGGTGCTTCTGGTTCTTCTAATCCTAACTCTTTATCTTTAGGATCAATCTCAATCTCTAGTTCTTTTCTAACAGCTTCTTCTTCTTCAATAGCTTTCTTTAAATCTTCTACTGCTTCTTTAGGATCGGCTTTACCTTCTTTAGCCATGCGGACTTTCTTTAAAGCTTTTATCTTACTCATCTGAGAAGTTATAAGCCTACCTGCACCGTATGTTGTTAAGTTAAGAAGTGTACCATATACACCTCCCTCATATAGTTCCTGAAATCTTTTCGATATAGCTTGTTCAGTTTCGAGATCATCAACATCAGTTCTTATATAGTCAGCTACAGCTCCTTTAAGAAAGCCTTCTAATGCTATCTTAGTACCTTTTAAAGCTTTCCTGCCCAACTCACCACCCTCTATGACTTTCTCTAAAGCTTTACCTGTCTTCTGTATTTTAGAAGCTTTCGATAGTAATTTAACTCCACCTGCTAACACGCCCCCTGGACCTGCAAAAGACATGATCCAAGATAACATATTAGAGGATACCTCTTCGACAGTAGACTTAGGGTCACTCAAGAATTGATCTTCTAAAGCTATTTTAGTACCTAAAGGTATAACCTCATTAACACTGTTGTATAAATCATCTACAGTTCTAAGAGTACTTCTTTTAATAATCCTATCTACTGGTTCAACCCTAGCTGCTGCACTTAAACCTATACCTATAACCTGCCTAGCAAACGGATGCCAAAAAGCTTCGTCTTCTTTACTTCCTACATTTTCTTGTTCTTTATCTATCTCTACAGCTTTGCCTTCATCTCCTGTTAGGTTTAAATTAACCCATCCATCTTGTGGTTCAGGCTTAGGTGATACTGTTGATTTTGTAACAAATGGTGTGCCTACTTTCTCTTCTTTTTTTTCTTCTTCAGCAAATAAAACAACCCACCCATCTTTGTCTACCTTCATATATTATTGAATACCTTTCAGGAGTGCAGCTTGTGCTAATCCTACAGTATTAATATCCTCTTGAGTTAAAACACCAAAAGCTTGATTCCATTTTTTAAAAATAGGAAAGTCATCTAAGTTTCGTTCTGTTTCTCCTAACTTAGAGTAAGTACTCCACTCGTTTCTGATTAGATTAAACTCTTCACTTAACATGACTTGTGTTTCAAAATAAGGAGTCTCCCTGAAATCAATTCTCAATACAGATTCTCCCCTAGCTGCTTCTAAATCAATAGCTTCTTGTGGGTTTCTAAATCCCCACTTCCTGTGTATTAATAATTCAGTGTCTTCTAAATCTAAAGTATCACCACTAGTATCTTCTTCTATTGTACTTCTGATAACTCCTGCTTTTTCCCATGCTATGTTACGACTGTCAATATCTAGTTTACCTAGTTCATCTAAGTCCACATCGTAAATAATCTCTTGTTTTCTTTGTTCTTCGTTATCAGGTGCAAATGGTGCATACTTCTGCTGCAAATAACGCCAGTATGTACCTACTGTTTTCCTAAAAACTTCTTCCCCTTTTTCTAAAGTTATTTCAGTAAGAGGATCTACTTTAAATTTTTTGTCCTCTTGTATTTCCTCAAGGAAGCTTTCCTTATAATTCTTTTCAGCTTGTTTTATATCACGAAAGTTACCTATTACTTCTTCCTTTATTTTAATAAAAGCTTTAATTATTTCTTCGTCTCTATTAGGAGCACCTTTTAATTCAGTCTGCTTTTCTTTTAGTAACTTATTATATCTTTCTTTGAAAGGTGCTGTTTCTCTAACGACCATCTCAGAAACATCTCGGCTGCTCATATTTTTATATAAATCTTGTATCACCTCACTGAATCCAGACTCAAACTCATTCTCTCTAGCTGGGTACATTTCCGAACGCTCAAACCATGTGTTAGCTACTTGTTCTGTTTCAATTTTAGCAGCTTCAACTTTCATGGCTAAATCTGTTATAGGCACATTTCCTATTTCACCCCCAGCATTTAATACCTCCTTAGCACTTCTGCCTTCCTTTACAGCTTTTATCATATTTTCTGTTACTATAATCTTTTGCTCCTTAGATAAATAAGAAGCAGATCGCTGTGTAATCTGTAAGGCGGAGTAATCTATTTTATTTGCAGCTAAACCGTAAGCCTCTCTTTTCGCATCGTTACCGTAATACAACCTAGTGTAATCTAATAGTCTAGAGGTTGCTTTGTTTTCTAATAAACTTCTAGCTTCCTTTTTAATGTCCCCCTCAAATCCTACATCCTTTAAAAAATCTTCAACACTTGCAATACTGATTGCATCTAATTGTTCTATACCTGTTATACCATCGTTAACTGATTGTAAAGCAGGATTAACAACAGCCATTATATCATTAGCGTCAAACTCAACATCCGCTTTAATAGCTTCCCTTACTTGTTGTATTTGAGATTTAAAGCCTAAAGTTTCTTTTCTGATCTCAGCGTTAGGTCTATTTATATTTCCTAATTTACCGCCCTCTCCTGTTAAATCTACATCTGTTATAGCATTTAAAATCTTTTCAGCTTTGTCTGGTTGTTTTTGAAATAACAAATCACTTACAGCTGTCTTAGCCATGCCATTCCAAATTAACTCGACCATCCTAGACCTTGGTATGCGATCCTTTAGCGACCTTTCTTCCATCCAAGTTTTTAAGTTATCCTCAAAGTCTTTATAGTCTTCCTCTACATTAGCTTCTAATATTTGATTAGGAAATGTATCGTTAGCATCCTCAATGACCATACTCTCGTTATAATCTTGAACAGCTCTATCTCTCTTCTTAGTAGCGTTAGTAAAGAAATTATTTTCTATAGCCTCTGAGTAGTCGGCAAAACCTTGCAAAGCAAACTGAGAACCTCCGATCTGCTCCATAGCTTTGGTTTTTTCCTCTGCTATTATACTATCAATAATATCAGCATCGCTATCTAAATTCTGCGTTACTTCGTTTAACCTATCATTTAAGGCTTTGAAGTAAGTAGTTCTAGCTTGTCTCTGTCCTATACGCTTACGAAAGGCTCGCTGATAACCAACAAGTTGTGATCTAGGTAACAGTCCTTGTTCTACTAACTTCTCTCCAGTTGCGTCTAAGCCTTCTATTGATTGTTCAAGATCAACAGTCGATGCTTCCATCGCTCCTCTCTCTGCTCCTTCTTGAAATTGAAACTCCTGTATCTGACCGTACTGCTTAGTTATTAAGCCAAACTGAGCCAAAGAATCAGCAAGGTCCATAGCTTTATTCCTACCAGCTTTAGGTTGTACTATTCCGTATTGATAGCCAGGAAGGTCAACAGGTTGAACTGTAGGTGCTTCGCCTAATCCTTGTACTTGTACTCGTTCTGCCATGATTAAATACTATATTGATCTGTTTCAGGTATATACCTAGAAGTTTTACCTCCTCCGATGCTTATTCTCCTAGGTCTATCCGTTCCCATCCTACTCGCTATGTTTGAACCAGTAGCGTATCCACTAAGTCCACCGCTGATAGCACCTAAACCTGCTGTTAATAAACTAGGTCTCTCAATAGGTTGACTAAGTCCTAGAATCTCCTGTTCAGAAGCTAATCTGATTTGTTGTAGGTTCATACCTGTCTGTAGACCATAAAGTTTTTCTTGAGTAGTAACAGCTGCTTGTAACCCTGCTTGTTGTCTAATATAGTCATCCATTAAAGCTTGTACTGAAAGACCTGACACACCTGCTTCACCTGCGGCTACAGTAGCACTAGCAAGTTTTTCTTTAGATGCTTTTGTTATTTTACCAGTCTCTTGAGCTAAAGCTAACCGTTTCTGTTGAGCTTCTAGTATTTCGGAAGTACGCTGAAAACCTGCTTTCCTTTGAGCTGCCGCAATAGACTGTGCTTGATAAGCTGCTTGTTGTTTAGCTTGTTGTCTTTGTCCTGCATATCCTGCTATTGAAGAACCTGCTCCTAGTAAAGTACTAGCTCCAACCATTCCTACAGCTGTCGCACTTCCTGTTGCACCTAAAGCTGATCCTACTGCTATTGATATTGGGTCACACATATTACTTCCTTTCTATTTTAAATGACTTATAACCAGGATAATTGCAATCTTCAAAATTAGCACCTAACCAAGTCAACCACCTAACACTCAGTGTATTAGCTTCCATAACATAGTTTGTTAAGTAGTCAAATCCATCCATCAAATCATCTATCCACATCTGTGATTCCTTAACAAACTTCTTCTTAATCTTATAAAAGTTTCTAGTACCTAACAACCAAGCTATTCCTATGTTCTCTCTAGGACTCACTCCGAAGCAAGCTAACAGACCGTCTTGACAATCCTTGACGCTATAACATTTACTACTAGCTTCAAAGGAACTGTACACGGCATCTCTAGGGTGGTGCATTAATCCTATACACTCCATCATATCTTCTTCTCGTAAGTCTTCGTACAACATAGGAGCATCAAGATCAGCCATGCTAGGTTCTATTCTAACTTCCATATCTTCTACTTCTAGGTATCATTGTTGATTCAAACTCAGCAGCTAATAACTTACAAGGCAGTGCAGAACTACTCTTAACTTCTATAGTAGCGTCATTAGGTTGAGCTTGTACTGCAAACTTAAAGAATCCAGTCTCAGGTGTGAACTTACTAAGTGTACTTACAGAAGCTAACAAAGTAGGATTGTAAGTGTAAGTGTAGGTATCTCTGAATTTAGGAGTTACTTCTACAGTAAAGTGTCCAGTCTCTGAATACTCAATACTACCATTACGGATAGTTTGGAATGTATAGTCAGATGCAGAGCGTCCTCCTCTTTCTGTAGGTTGTTTCAAGTTCTGCTTAGAGAACCTGTATAACATATCATACTCATATCCTATGAAGAAGTCATCCTCACTTAGGTATTGATAACTTTGATCAGACCAAAGGGGAGCACTTACAACCTCTGAAGTTACCTGCCATTTAGATGTATCAGTAGGTAGTATAGAAGAAGAGGAAGTATGTCCTACAATGCACTTGTAATAAATTTCTTTTGTGTAACTCTGACTTAAAGCCCAATCTACAGCTGCTAATGTTGTATCTACTTTCCTCCAATACGATGTCCAGTCTGCTCCTGTTCCTGGTTGTTTAGCTGAGTCTGATGTATGTGCTTGTGTACAGATGTATTTAACATTGTTGTATTGTACTAAAGAATCAGTACTGTAACTAACATAAGATGCTAACTGACCATTCACAATAGCTTCGTTATTAACAGAGTTACTTATAGTCAAAGCTCTTCTGTTACCATTCTTAGTGTACACTGCCATACCATCTTTGAATACAAATCCTCCAGTAGTGGTAATCTTAGTAACATTAAATTGAGTTACACCGTTAAATACTATTCCTGATCCGCCACTTCTAGTGTAAGCAATAGCACTAACATAAGTATCATCTGAACTACTAATTCTACTGTCTAACAGTAAAGCATAGTTCCTGTCACTTTCCACTAATCCATTCTCCATTGGTATCTCTTCTAAGTAAGTACCTACATCATCAGTGGTTACAACATAAAGTGTAGCTTCTATAAAGAAGAAACTTCTAACATTCCTAGCAAATGAGAAAGTCATCCAAGCACTCTGTATCTTCTCATTACCCTGCCAAAAGTATTTATATACATACAACTTCTTATAGTCACTGTCGGATTGTACAACTACCATGTTCTCTGCTGAACTACCTTCCATCCTTACTATGTTAGTTGGTATGTACTTATTTATCTGTTCTGTTACCTCAACAGCTCTGTATGTCTCGGTATTATTATCTACTGTGTACTCTAGCAATCCTTCAAAGTTATTTCTTTTAAAGTTAAAGTATATATAATTACTAAGTGCTAACGGACGAATAGTTTCTGACACATCATACTCAGTGACTGGTGATATAGTAACAGTCTTAGGTGTTAACAAATCTCCACCTCTAAGTACAAACTGAGTCTTAGGAGAGAACAACATTAACTTCTCCTGGAATGCCTGTGCGTGTTGTAAGATACTAATCTTAGTATGAGATATTCCTACATCTATAGGAGCAGAGTCTAACAGAGATTGTGTAGTAGTCCTGAAGAAGTTAAAGTATTCATCTGCTTCAGAGAACACTACAGCATCATCAGTAAGCACTCCTAGTCTATTCTTAAAGAAAAAGATGTCATTGATTGTAGAACCTGTGAAAGATGGAAATGGATTAGTGTTGTCATCTCCTGCTCCTCTCGATACCCAATCAATCAACTTCAATGTAAAACCTGTGATCTTACCTGTTGCTGGAGTAGGCACTAATCTTACAGGCATTGTCTCTTGATCAAAGAATGTTTCTATACCTAGTGACTCTGACTTATCTGTTCCTTCGTCTGTCCATCCTGCATCTTCTATCCAAGAACCTTCTCCGAAATCTTCATTATCCTTTGTCTTGAATTTAACATAGTAATCATCTTGGTCTAAGTCAGCATCACCAATAATCTTAACTCTGAATAGATTGAAACATTCTTTAGGTAAGTCAGTGATGTTATCTACTTCTTTATAAATAACACCTAACGCTTGATTAGATAAACCATCTGCAACTTTGATTTGAAAGTCAGAATCAGCTATTATCTTTATAACACTATCTTGTCTTTCAGTCGTAAACTTAGTAGTTGATCCTGATACACTAGAAGAAGATATGGTAGGTAAAGTATAGCCTAGTGATGCACTTGTTATAGTCTGAGTTTCGTATGTTGTCCTATACGGTCCTCTAGGTCTTTTTCTTGTTGTTCTAGAAACTATCTTATTAATAGATACAGACAATGGATATGTAGTAGTATCTGAATCGTATCCTGTGCCTTTATGAGTTAAAGTAGAACTGGACACCTGCCCATTAGAGTTAAATACAATAGCTCCTCCTGCACCTGTGGCTGTAACACCTCCTATGGTTTGACTTATAGTGTAAGTATAATTAGTATCAGCTCCGTAAGTATTACTTGTAGGTGTAAATCCAACTGCTCCTGTTCCACTAAAAGTAATACTTTCTAAAGTACCTGCTGACCCTACAAAAACATCTATACAAGTTTGTAGGTCTTCAGCTATGATTTCTGTGTCTGCGTGTTCTCCACTTGCAGTAGTTCCACTTTCATAAGTATGCCCAGGAGGAGGTGTTTTGTTACTTTGTAATCCTCCTGTGTTTCCTACTACTTGACCATCTAAGAATATATCATAGGTCTTCTCATAGTCTCCTAGCTTGACAAATATCAAAGCTTCCTTTTCTAAGTCCTTAGACTTCAATGTGGAGTCTTTAGCTACAGTCTTCTTTTTACTTACTAGGAATGTAGAGTCTGCAATAGTTAAAGCTCTAAGGTCTTTGACAGGATTAGTAGCACTTGTAAGATATAGACTAGCAGCAGCATCCTCAACAGTTATAGGAAGTTCAGCATCTCCTATGTTATCAGCTGTAAGATCAAATGCTTTTAACTTATTTGTAGAGTCATAGGTAATAAGATATTTATTCTGTTCATCCCTGTCTACATAGTGACTAAATAAATCAGTACCTATATTAGCACCTAAATCAGTATCATATAAAAACCTACTATTAGGTCTTTTTACTAATCCCTCTACTACAGTTGACCAAGCATTTATCTGCTCATCACACTGTCCAGGGTATCTTAAATTGTCAGGCTGTTGTGATACACCTTGTGCAAGGTTAGGAATACTGGTGTGAAGCAGTGGCATCTCTAGCGATCAAGTACTCGTAACACGCTATAGTGATCGAAGATAGTCCTGTCTGCATTCTCAGTATCACTTTCAATAGCCCTAGCTTTTGCTTCTATCTCATCTCTCAATGCAAAGCCTTCTATCTCTCTACTACCTAAGAACCTAGCAGCAAATATTCTAGCAGCTTTAACAGATATGTAATGTCTAAATTGTTCAGGTAGTTCTTCAAATTCCAACTCAAAAGTAATTATAGCTTTTAAGTCCTTAGTCCAAGTATCCCTGTGATTCTTCCTGTCGTACAGTGTAGTACCTCTTTGTACAGGATCAGTATCTGTATTTAACTCAGGGTCTAAGTCTACCTTTAATGTATTGTTCGGAAGAGTAATCTTACTTGTATTAGCATCTGGTACTAATGGATAATCATACTCAGTATTGAAATGCCATCCTTCCGATTGGATAGCCTTACTTGTTTCTTCTAAAGCATGGACTGCTTGTGTAACTGTTACAGGAACACTTGTTCCACTTAAAGTATTAACAGGTGATTCTCCTATTACAGAGATCATTATGTTTACCGCTTCTAGTTTAGTTGTCAGTGCCATAGCTTAATAAATAAAAATATCGGTGGAGGGTGCGGAACGAATCACAGACCACCCAACACCGAAGAGAGAATCCTATTAAGATACTAATTCGATAGCACACTCAGGACGGAGGATTCCGTGACCCATAGCATACTTAGCAACGAACAATGTACCTTGACGCTCAATCTGATATTCAGATTCAGTAGCAAGATCAAGTAGTTTAACAGTTCCAACAGCAGCAGAGTGTCCTACGATACCCAAGCTGTTTCTGAAGTCACCATTGTATCCTACTCCGCTTCCACCGAACACATCATTAGCTGATGAACCGTCTCCAGTAGAAACAGCTGACAAATCAGTTGATGGGATGTGAGTGGATTTGAAGATATTGATACCAGCTACTTGTGCGATACTACCAGAAGCAAGTGATCCTGAACCTCCTACATCTTTATTAGCAGCAGAAGTATTGATAGCAACTGCACCGCTACCTCCTGTAATAAGTTTGTAGTATTCACTAGGACGAAGAACAGCAAAGCGTCCGTCACCAGGAACATCATTCTCGTCAAGCTTTTGAGCAGCTGTGAACAAAGCAGTGATTAACTCAGCACCAGTAACAGCAGCAGGAGTACCTGCAACATCTCCAGCACTGAAGTCATTGTTAGCAACATCAAGTTGTCCACCAGTTTTACCGCCAGTAATGACAGCAGAACTACGAGCAGCAGCGATGAATACTTTAGCAATAGCAGTGTCGAAGCGAAGTGCAAGAGCCTTACCTAACTCGTTAGCGTAAACTGAACGAATGTCGTAGTGGTTCTTTACATCATCAATGTTAGACAAGAAAGTAGAAGCCAAAAGCATCTTATCGATTGTGATGATTTGTTCAGCTTTCTTGATGTCACTTAGGTAAGAATTACCTGAGTCAGCGATGTTTTCGCCTGGTGTGTGATAGTCAGCAGAAGCTATTCCTGTAACAGGGAACTGAGCTGATTTACCGTTTTCGATTGTGCGAACAGTGTGAAGGGGTTTGAAAATGTTAGCCTCTTCAAAGGTCTGCAAGATTTCTCCGCTGAACTTTTTAAGAAACAAAGCATCTACATCACCAGCACTATTAATCTGTCCTACACGAGAGGGGGATGTATCTCCATTAGCCATGATATATTATCTCCTTTATTTATGTATTTGTGATTAGTGTTTATGTTTTGTGACTTTCGTTGTAACCTTTGTTCGAGATTGTCCACCGCAGTGGGTCTTGACATTAGTTATACTAATTGTCTATTCAAAGTGAATTTAATATAATAATTCCACCTAAGCAAAGAACAGTCAAGACAATAGCCTTTTCCTTCTTTGTTAGTGAATTGTATTTATCTAATAGTTTTTTCATTTATTCTTAGCTTTATTGTGTACATATCTAGTGTAGATTATAGGTACTACATTCCAAAGGATAACACCTACTAGACATAGTTTCAAGAATCCATACACTTCGTCTAACATAGAATCAAAGAATCCATCATCCATCTTTTCATCTAGTTGTAATTGTACAAGTTTCTGTACATCTCCTTCAGATAAAGCCTTAGCCTTATTAGCTAGTCCTTGGTTTTCCTCCATTAACTGTGCTCCTTTTCCTACTCCCCATCCTAGAGCAGCACCGCCAGCAGCAGGACCAGGACCACCTAAAGCACCTACAGTTGCTCCGCCTACACTACCAGCTAGTGGGTAGAAAGTAGCCTTGGAGCATCCACCTAAAAAAACCAGCAACCAAAAAACTGGGAGAAAAATAAGTGGAGTCCAAGGCTTTTCTACGAGCAAAACTAATTAAAGGTAATTGTTACTTACTGCGATGCGTCTGTCAATCTCTTCGTGATAAGCTTTGTCACCACTTTTATATCGAGGATCAGACATTGCTCTAGCAAGTTCCTGATTAGACTTGAAAGGCATAGTAGCTGAACCAGTAACTGAACCTTGTGTCAGTCTAGGTGTAACTCCATTCTCTGCCTTGTATTGTGCGTACAGTCCTTTAGCTGCAAGCTTTGCTTGGTCAACTGTTCCGTTCTGTACTATATCATCAAAAGTATTTATCTCTTCAGGTGAGAGGTTGTTAGATGCCCATTCTGCCATTTGATCCCAATTACCATCTGCTACAGCCTTGATGCTTCCTTCTTCACTTTCCATCAATGCTTGTTGACCAGCAGCGTAGCTATCTACTAACTCCTTCGGTAGCCCAACTTCAGCAAGATTCTTATAGGTCTCTTCAGATATAACACCGTCATTCTCAAAGAACTCTTTACTAGCTTCAGCAATAACAGTATTAGTATCCGTGTTTTCTGTATCTGTGTCCTCTTGTTGTTCATCGCTTTGCTCTTCTTCTGGTTGTTGTTCTTCTTCTTGTTCTTCTTGTTCAGCCCCTGCTCCCAATTTCTTTTCAAGTTCACTATAGGCATTAGCCATATCCTCAGCACTCTTAAACTTCTCAGGTAACCAATCAGGTCTATCCTGTTGCGTTTGTTCTTCAGGTACTGATTCAACAGTCTCCTCTGACTCAGGGTCAATCTCCTGTGGTGCTTTTTCATTTATCTCTACTCGGTGTAATTCAGCCATATCTCTCTTTACTCTTCTTGTGGTTGTTGTTGACTAGCCATGTACTGCTCTTGTGCAGCATTGATAGCAGGTGCTACAGCAGGTTGACCCAACTTCATCATCATCTCTTGTTGTTGTGCCATCTGCATAGCTTGTTGAATTTCTTCTTCTGTCTTGATCAATCCTTCAGTCTCTATGCCTAATGCAGTAGCTCTTCTTTTGAAGTAGTCAGATACATTAACATATTCAGCAACTGCTTGTGGACCAACTATCTGATTAGCACCTGCAAGGAATAGATCAAGTTTTTGTAAGTCATTACCTCGTCCTAGTGCTTCAACACCAGTAACAATAGTAGGTTTAACAATGTCTTTAGGTAGCTTAGGTAATCTATTTTCCTTAGCCATCCTAGCCATTAACCTTGTTACTACAGGCATTTGAAACTCTTGAGATAACAAAGAATAAAGTCCACCTAGTGCAGCTTCCAACTCCTGGGATAACATCCTTATCTCCTCTGCTGTTACTCTTTCTGCATCTCTTACTACTCCACTGTTCAACAGGAATGCCTGTGACAATCTATCACTTATTCCATTCATTACTGACTGTGCAGTCCTGAAGTCATTGAACTTGTTAAGTTGTAAAACAGATACATCTCCGTCAGAACCCTGTACAATAGCACCGTTAGGAGATTCAGATAATGTCTTAGCCCTAGTAGTACCGTTAGGATTGACCATGAACAACACCTTAGCTGCTGCTGCACTACCCTCTACTATAGCTTTAGTAAGAGCTTCCAAAGACTTCAAGTCTCCAATGTACTCCTCTACAAATCCTCTGCCGTAGTCCTCACCATCTATTCTTGTATATCTAAGTGGTAGGAATGGAGTCTTTTCTATTGGGTATCTACCTCTGGATTCTTCTATTACAATTCCTTTTACATCCTGTTGTACTACAAATTCATTGCCTTCTCTTACAACAGAAGTATAAAGATCACAGCTGTTTTCTTTCTCTTGACGATATACCTCTTCTCTTACAGACTCAGGTAACATCATTGGAGCAACAGTTTCTTTGATAGCTATGTGTGTTACATTGCCCATTGGATCTCTTTTTACTACATAACGATCCAGTCTGAATACTCTCATACCACCATCATCAGGTAAGTATAACAATGTATTTCCTGTTACTAATAAATTCTTTAAAGCTTCAAAAACTCCTACTCTAAATGCTTCAACTTCTACTTCTTGAGATACACTTCTTTCTACATCTGCTAATGCTTTCTCTAAGTCAGATCGTAACTGCTCTCCTCCCTCTGGTCCTAGCTCCTGCTTTGCTTTATCTAATTCATACCTGTCAATAACAAGACGAAAGAAAGGTGCGTTAGGTGGTAACAAAGCTAAGAGTAATTTAGATGCTAGGTTATTAACTCCTCTAGCTCCTACTCCTTGATATGGTGTGTAATACTTAGTAGCGTGACTATGACCATCAGGCGGCATAATGTAAGGAATAGTCAACTCAGATGAGGTTCTACCTCTATCCAAGAAAGACCACCTTTGGTTCTCCAAGCTACTGTATAGCCCCTGAGCTGTCTCGTGCATATTAGATAGGTTCGTCAGAAGTCCACTCGTCTGTGGCTAACACTTCTAATATTTCAGCGTGTGTGTATTCGGTCTTGCCCCATAGAAAAGATGGTTGTCCATCTTCGTACCTAGCCAGTATCTTTGAACCGTCTAAACTCTTTCTGCTGTACGATTCATCAATGTCAACAAGTTGAGCAAAGTCAAAACCACTAACCTCGGAAGTATCTGCTATTACATATGTTCTCATAATAATTAAGAAGGAGTGTTACCAGCACCTGAAACATAAGTTGCACCGTTAACAGTAGCTGTATTACTCAAAAGACCATCATCCGTGACATTACCTGTCCCACTATTACTATCACCCATTCTCCACCAAGACTGAGGACTTAAAGAATCAATATCGTTAGGTGTGCCTGAGTTATATATTTCAGTTACTTGAGTGCCTGATAATTCAGTATTAAATATAGATACCTCATCAATTAAACCTCCAAAGTAATGACCACCGCCCGAAACATCTGAGCGACCTATTCTTAAATTATTGTTGGCTGATGTTGTAGTAGTGGCAGGTGCTGACAACGAAGCGATTTGTGAACTGTCTTTGTACAATTTAAAATCACCACCAGACAAACTTGTAATTCCTATGTGATGCCAGTCATTGTCAGTAATGCCGTTATTTACCGCTAAGGTAACTGCTGATGAAGCTGAATTTTGAGCCTTTAGTGTTTTATTTCCTGACCTATTATCGTAAAAAACATAAAGCCCTTTAAATGAACTTGTATAGGTTGTACTTAGTAATCCTTGAATTGCAGTAGTCGAAGCGTGGTTTGTAAACTTTACCCAAAAACTAATTGAAAAGGTAGATGTTTGCTGAACAAAATCATACTTGCTACTAGCATCTAAATAATCATTGCTACCATCAAAAGACAACGAATAGGTGTTGGTTATTGCAGGTAATGTCTGAGAGTCTGCTTCATACCCTCGCCAGTTAGCACCATCGTATATGATGTAATTCTTAGTATCCGTTTCAAAGTAAGCATCACCTGTCGAGGGACTACCTGGACGAGTGGTTGAAGTTGTTGTTGGTATTGTAGTTGGCATAGCTATTAAGAATCGTTGTTATAAATGTACCAAGC